GACATGGCTGCTGTGATTAATGGCGGGACAGTGGCAACTGACAGCGCAGCGACAATGCCTACCTTCACGCAGTTTGTTATTGGAGATAGAGCTAGTAGTAATATTGTCCCCTTCAACGGCACAGTCGCCCGCATCACATATTGGCCTACGCGGAAATCTAACGCCTACTTACAGAATAACACTGCCTAATGTCTACAGTAGGACAAAGAAAGCTCTTATCAGGTAGCACAGATGGTAGGCAGATTATAGTTGTCGCTACTGCTACTGCTGGCACCCTCATACACACGGCATCAGCGTTAGACAACACTAATCATGATGAGGTATGGCTCTGGGCTTGTAACCATCACACTTCCGCTGTTACCTTAAGTATTGAGTTTGGCGGCGTTACTTCACCTAATGACCTAGTTAAGATGGTTATAGCTCCTGATATAGGTCTAGTACAGGTCATACCAGGGTGGGTACTAACTAACGGCCTTATTGTAAGGGCCTTTTCTAGTGTAGCAAATAAAATTACTATTGGTGGCTGGATCTCTCGTATGCCAATCAACCCTAATCAGGGGTACAGAGTGTAATATCTGGTGGGACACGTAAGCAATTCATGTTAGTATAAGCAACACTACGAAGGAATAATAATGGCTAAGAAAATCAGTGGACGCAAGGTAGCCAAACCTAAGAAGAAGCCCGTCAAGCGTAATTATAAGAAAGAGTATGCTAACGATAGTGAGAATCGCAAGAAGAAAAGGGCCGCTAATAACAGGGCACGCTACAAGGTAGCTAAGTCTAAAGGTAAGAAGCCTACTGAACTTAAGGGTGATGTGGCTCACAAGGACGACAACGCTAAGAACAACAAGCGTAGCAACCTTAAGGTAACGAACAAGTCTAAGAACAGAAGCTTTGCTAGGACCAAGACAGCAGGCAGGAAAAAGACAAGGAAGAAAGCGTAATGAAAGAACCAGAAAATGATAAACAGAAACGGTTCTTTGCTGAGCTTATAGCTAATGGTGGGGATGTAACAGAAGCTGCAGAAGCCGAAGGTTATGACAGAGCTTATGCTTATCAGCTAGCTAAGAAGTACCATGAGTATTTAATCAATGAAGTGCAAGGAGCTATCTACCTTGACACAGTAAGAGCACAACAAGTTATCTCTGAGGCCCTCAATGACAAGGGAACAGACATGGGCGTCAACACTAAGATGAAGGCTGCTCAGGATGTCCTAGATAGAAGCGGCATCACGAAACAAGATATGCTGAAGGTTACAGTTGATACCCCTAATGGTATCTTCATCTTGCCAGCCAAAGAAGTAGATCCGGATAGAATGGATGATTAGAACTCGTACACGTACAAGCTCTACTATACCATTCGGTTGGAATGAGTCAGATGATAACGAACACCTTCTTGTAGAGCACACAGCTCAACAGGAAGTACTTAAAGACTTACATCAGATGAAGGAGGCTCAGAGCTTACGATCTATGGCACGGTTTATAGAGGCCAAGACAGGACGTAAGGTTACTCCTAGAGGTGTAAGTAAGATTCTGAGCAGAGGATATGAGTAATGCCTGGTGATACAAACAATAACAGCCAAGTGTTACTTATGTTAGGTGAGTTGAAGGGGACTACCCAAGCAATTCATGACAGACTAGACACTATGGACAGAAAGACTGAGGTTCACTCTAAGGAGATTAAAACCTTAAGCGAGATGTCCGTAATCAACAAGACTAAGCTAGGCCTCTATGGTACTGCTGCAGGAGTCTTAGGTGGCGCTACCTTAGTCTATATAAGAAACCTTTTTACATAATCCTATAGGAGATTAATACAATGTCGAGCCCAACTGTTTTTCTAGATGAACGCTATGTTAACAAGATCGACTCAGCAGGAACTACGCTGAATGCTACTAACGCAGAACTTAACGCCTCCTCTGACAGGTCAACCAAGATTGTTACCATTGCGAACGGTATCAACACCTTATCCCTGACGGAAGCTCTCCATTCGGGACGGATTGCCTATGTTCTGGACGCCACTCTAGCAATCACACTGCCCGAAGCAACAGGCACTGGGAATGTGTACACAGTGGTTCAAGGTATCGCGGCTACGTCCTCGACCATTGTTACTGCTGACACGACCAATGCTGGTTTCCGTGGAATGTTGATGGCTCTAGACGCCGACAACGAAGCTACGCTGACCTCTTGGCCTGCCGCCGTTGCTGGAACCGATGACACCCTCACGTTAAATGGAACTTCCACAGGTGGTCGGATCGGTGACCACTTCACATTCACTGATGTTGCAACCGATAAGTGGTTAGTTGCGGGTCAAATCACCGAGTCCGGTGGATCAGAAGTAACGCCATTTAGTGCTGCAGCTTAACACTTGAATGACAGATGAACCTAAAAAGAGGCAGTACCAGCTAAGCTCTAAAGAAAAAGCAAAACGAGCAGCTCTTCGTGCTGTTAAGACTGCAGAGAAAGCAGTTGTTGCAGAGAACAAGAAGCTAGCTCTAGCTGCCCAGAAGGTTCAACTTAAGAAGCAACGTGTCCGAAAGAAAGCGTCTGCTGCCCAGCACATAGCTGATCAGATAACAGGAACGCAGACTAAGAAGGGCCGAATTGTTACAGAGGATCAGATCAAAGTGGTAGGGCCAGCCCTACAGAACTTGGTCAAGGAGAAGGATATACTGTTTCAACCCCATCCGGGGCCACAGACAGCCTTCCTCTCCTCCTCTGAAACAGAAGTACTTTATGGTGGAGCTGCTGGTGGAGGTAAATCCTATGCCATGCTCATTGACCCTCTAAGGTACTGTGAGAACACCAATCACAGAGCGTTGCTTGTTCGTAAGTCAATGCCTGAACTATTGGAACTGCTAGATTTATCTAGACAGTTATACCCACAAGCTTTCCCAGGATGTAAATTCCGTGAACAAGAGAAGCGATGGGTATTTCCATCAGGTGCTACAATTCAGTTTAGCTTTATTGATAGTGATCACGATGTATATCGGTTTCAGGGTCAGTCATTTACCTGGATTGGTATTGACGAGCTTACTCACTATGAGACACCATATGTATGGGATTATCTCAGGTCGAGACTAAGACGTACTGACCTCCGTATCACCCCGTACATGCGAGCTACAACAAATCCTGGAGGGCTTGGTGGTTGGTGGGTTAAGAAGATGTTCATTGACCCTGCTCCCTACGGGGAAGCATTCTGGGCCACAGACATTGATTCAGGAACTACACTAACCTATCCTGATATAGATCAGGTCGAGCCAAGGCTTCGCGGATCACCCATCTTTAAGAGACGGTTCATCCCTGCTAAGCTGACTGACAACCCCTCACTGATGCTATCCCCTGAGTATATGGGAATGTTAGCATCTCTACCTGAAGTCCAGAGGCGTAGACTTCTTGAAGGTGATTGGGATGTTTCGGAGGGAGCAGCATTTCCTGAATTTGATAGACAGATTCATGTTATGCCTGCCTTTGACGCCCCCAATTCATTGTTTAGATTTAGAGCTTGTGACTATGGCTATGTGGCTCCTACTGCTGTTATTTGGTTTGCTGTTGATTATGATGGGACTCTATATGCTTATAGAGAACTCTACGAGACTAGACTGGATGCCGGGGCTCTTGCGGAAAAGATTCATGAGCTTGAGGCAGATGAGCCTAGCCCAATTTCAACTGGGATATTGGACAACGAGTGCTGGTCCAGACGAGGGCAAATAGGCCCTAGCATCGCAGAGACAATGATTGGTCTTGGTATTAACTGGTCAAGAGCAGACAAAGGCCCAGGAAGCCGTATCAACGGCAAGATGGAACTGCACAGACGTTTAGCAGTAGACCCGTATACAGAGAAGCCTGGACTTATAATCTCTGAAGCATGCCCTAATTTAATTCGTATCCTTCCAACCCTACCTAGTGATCCAATAAAACAGGAAGACGTAGATACAAAGTACAAAGAGGATCACTTATATGACGCTCTGAGGTATGGGGTTCAATCCCGATCCGTACGACAGACAGAGCATCCCTCCGAACGCAGGTGGAGGGCTCAAGCTGAGACTTATACACCTGTGGATCAAACATTTGGCTATTAGGAGATATAATATGCCTATTAAAAGTAATGTCGCCCCCCCAAGTGGGTATCAAAAAGCTGGATCATTAGGTTCAGACATGAAACCAAACACGCTGTATAAGCGTAGCAAAGTCACTGAAGGACTTAAGCCTGGAAGCATTACTGAGTATACTGCTTCTTATCCTACTAAAGAAATGTCTTACGGCAAGAAAGCTAACTTTATCTCAGACACTGACATGGGTCTGATCTCACACGAAGGTAAAAGCGGTAAGTACTAGAAACTATGAATGATTTCACCGATACTCAAACTGATAAAGAAGCAGAGCAGGAGCACGAGAACTACCTAGCAGAGATGCCTGGTTTAATCGGCTACATCTGGGGTCGGTTTGAGCTTGCTGAAGATAATCGACGCTGGGATGAAGGTCGTTGGGTACAGAGCTACAGAGATTACCGGGGTGTATATAGTCCTGATACTCTTACTGGCTTCAAACCAAACGAACGCTCTCGCATATTCGTCAAGATACCTAAGAGTAAGACTCTTGCAGCCTATGGGCAGCTAGTGGAGGTTGTATTTGCAGGGAATAAGTTCCCTCTGGCTATTGAATCCACTCCTAACCCTCAAGGCATTGCTAAGAAAGCTCACCTCGACTCTAGTGAGGGAGAAGGAGGAGAAGCTGCAGGACCTGAAGTTGGCCCAGACGGTGATCCTTCACAGTCTCTTAATGCTGGTTTCGTTGGGGATGGTACACGCGAAGGCGAAGTACCTATTAGTGAGAGTGACCCTATTCTTGGCGGACTATCTAAGGAATACAAGGGAGCAGAGTTTACCCCCGGTAAAGGTATTGGTGAAGGTAAGATCACGATTGATCCTGCTAAAGAAGCAGCTAAGAACATGGAACGAGCTATTCATGATCAGCTTACTGAGACACAGGCATCTAAGGAGCTAAGGTCCTCTCTGTTTGAGGCAGCTCTTTATGGTACTGGGATTGTCAAAGGCCCCTTTTCTTATGAGAAGTCTATTCCTGACTGGACGATCAACACTGATCGCTTAGCAGGCTCAGACGAGAATGAGAAAACTGAGGTAAGAGAGTATACCCCTCGAAAATCCCTTGTACCTAAGTTAGAGAATGTGTCTGTCTGGAGCTTCTATCCAGACCCTAGTGCTACTAGCATGGATGATGCTGAGTTTGTGATTGAGCGACACAAGCTTAATCGTATTCAGATGCGTGATCTTATGCAGCGTCCTTTCTTTAATAAGGCTGCTATTGCTGAGTGCATCGAAGCAGGACCTAATTATATTAACCGAGGCTTTGAATCTCTTACTAGTGCTGGCTCTGTTCAACAGCTAGAAGAGAATAGATGGGAAGTTCTAGAGTACTGGGGCATCATGGACGCTGATATGGCAGTTCAGGTTGGCCTAGACTTAGGTGAAGATGTATCCCATCTAGATGAAGTACAGGTTAATGTCTGGATTTGTGGTCAGAGTATCCTAAGACTAGTGCTCAATCCTTTTGAGCCTGAGAGCATTCCATACCATGTCTTCCCTTATGAGAAAGATCCCACAATGTTCTGGGGTATTGGTATCCCTGAGAACATGGCAGATAGCACTCTGATTATGAATGGGCATGCACGCATGGCTATTGATAACCTAGCTCTATCTGGTAACGTGATCTTTGACATTGATGAGAACAGCCTTGTATCAGGTCAATCTATGGACCTCTTCCCTGGTAAAATCTTTAGACGTCAAACAGGTGCTGTAGGTCAATCTGTATTTGCAATTAAAATACCTAATACTACACAAGCAAACATGGAAATGTTTGATAAGTTCCGTCAGCTTGCAGATGAGCAGACTGGCATTCCCTCCTTTAGTCATGGACAGACAGGGATTCAGAGCACCACCAGGACAGCCTCAGGCATGTCTATGCTTATGGGCGCAGCCTCTCTTAGTATCAAGACTGTTATTAAGAACCTTGATGATTACCTACTGCAGCCAATGGGAGAAGCCTTCTTCTACTGGAACATGCAGTTCAATCAGTTCATTGATGTACGGGGCGATCTATCAGTTAAGGCTACAGGAACCTCTTCTGTTATCCAGAAGGAAGTCCGTAGTCAGAGACTTACGCAGTTGCTTGGTGCAGTACTCAACCCAGTTATGGCTCCGTTCTTCAAGCTCAATAAGATTGCTGAAGAGCTGGCTGTTAGTTTGGACTTCGATCCAGATGATCTGGTTAACGACCCTGAAGAGGCTAAGCTCTTTGCTCAAATCCTTGGTGAGATCAGTCAGCCTATGCAGGCTGCTGAAGCACAAGCTCAAGGTGGTGCAGTAGCAGGTGGCCCTACTGGTAATGGTGATGGCACCATAGGTACTGGAGGTGCTCCAGGTCCTGAGAGCCCAGGCTTCTCAGCTAACACTGGTGAAGGTAATGATAATGGATAGGTCTACTCTAAAGAGACTATCCCCTAATGTTAACTCTGCTGTATGGACCGAGATTGTTAAGCACCTAGACACTCTATTAGAAGAGTACTCTGTGCAGCTATACAAAGCAGAGGGCAACCAAATATATAAGCTACAAGGGTCATGTGACACTATCCGTAAGCTGCAGAGCCTACAGAGAGATGTTAACGCTAAGATACAAGACGAGAGAAACGGACTGAATGATTAATCCATTCGCAGATATACTACCTACTAATGGTATGTTCGACTACCTTACGGAGTTTGACTACGAGAGTAAGCACGTTTGTTATATGGCTGACGGTGACTCTGCAACTGATGACGAGTCTTCTGCTGATGACGAGGTATCAGAAGATGAGGCTGAAGCTTCAGAAGAGGCTGCAACAGAGGAGGCTGAAGAGGGGCTGAGCCCAGAGGCTGAGGCGGCTGCAACGTCTGAAGACCAAGGGGAAACGTCTGAAGACCAAGGGGATGATTTTGGAAGTTTTACAGGTATTGATACAGAGGATGTAAGCACATCATTTGGGGGAGACTTAGGTAGTTTAGACGATCCAGAAGAAGATATAGACTTTGGATTCGCCCATATAAATGAGCAGGATGTTAATGCTGCCTTTTCACCATCTCCTGCTAACATGGCAGATCAATTCGCTTCAGCAATAGCAGAGGCAATAAAGGGG